GGTGGCTGCACTGCCCCAAAGTCCCCTTTCGGGACTCTTGAGAGAGCCACCCCAGGTCTTACGACCATCCCCGCCTAATGTGGCGGGACCCATCGGCGAATTAGTGTAACTGCGCCGAACAGTGCAGATTGCTCCAACTGAGAGCCACCCTGAGAGCTGGAAGTTTCGGTTTCCGAAGCCGCCAGTAAACCCAAGAAGCACTTAGTTAGGGCGCCGTAACCCTCCAGTTCATCAGTACGATAAACTGGTGCGGGGACCCAGGCCCTTATTTCGAGGCGCTGGAGTTGTTTATTCCATCGCACATTTTTATGTGCGGTAGAGTGACAACACCCCAAAAAGGAAATACGGCCCAATGCTTCACTAGTCTCGGATACGCACGGTATATAACCGACAATCCGCTTTATGCAATCAAGCATAAACTGGGAAGTGCTCCAATACCCTTTCAAGTAGAAAAGGTTGGCAGTCGCTACCCATGAGATAATTTGTGAAGCTTGTCGCCGGTTCTCAGGGCGCTCATGGTGAAGATACGTAGGTGTTACCTCGTATCCACGATAAGCGTCAACCCCACATGACTCTCGGAAGCTTCCGCTCACGAAAGTCTTATTGAGGTTCACCTTACAATTGTACTTTTGTAGGTGATCGAGAACCGTAACCGCTGCGTTTGTGGGGACGACAATGTCGTCACCGTAAACGTATAACTCTCTTGACACCTTAAAACAGTTGTCAAGGGTTATAGGGAGGTTCTGAAATTCCAACAAGGCAACTACACAAATCGTGTAGAAGTACATTGCCTCAATTGGAAAACAGAGAGCACTTCCCATCGACGCAAATTTACGCAGTGGAGATATGACATCACCACCGGGTAGTTGCGCCGCCCTCGAACGACATGAATCGATACTTTCCCATAATTCTGGGGAAGAACGAAACATCTCTTGGGCAAGCGAGAGAGGAACTCTATCGCTCGCGTCTGAGAGATCGATTGTTGCATATCGACCAGTCTTCGAAGCATCAATTGCGAGCTGCTGGTTAATCGACTGATCACGAAAATTAACGTGACCACGCGATAGCCAATGTGATTCGATCTTATCATAAAGATAGTCTCGAATCCCCTGCTGCACATATTGCATGCAACAAGGCTCTATTGCAATGATGCGGGGACTTTTGAGTGTTTTCGGGACAGTAACAACCTTAACAGGTTGCTCCTCGTCCTCCGGTACGATCGATACCATTTCGAGCTCCCTTGAATCAACTGGTGTACCAAGAGGGTACCCATTGTCAACCAAGGGAAAATAAGGCTCGAGACGATCGTGCCAGCGTAACCATCGATACTTTCGGTTACCCGAACGTTTATCGGCGGTAGCACCAGGCCCATGCCTCGGGATACAAGCTGCAGACGAAAAGTCAGCAACCATAGTACCCCAGAGACAAGAAGAAACAGCCAAAAATTTGGCTGTGTCCTCATCTGGTATGGAAAACTTCTCAAAAGATCGCTCAATTGACGTGAAATTTTCAAGCGCGGCTGATACCCTTTTCGGGGTACAGTCGAGTTCCAACTTCTTGAATGTAAGGCATATTTGCCGTACAGATTCAATAATAGTAGGAAAATCACTTGAATCGCCTCCAAATGGGGGTTCCATTTCATGATCAAACATCCTCCCTGTCTCACGGTCAAACAGCCGACCGATCATACCCTGCAAAAAGCAAGGGATTGATCCACCTTTTACCCTTCGAAAGTTGGGAAAAGATGAGGTGTCGATATATCCAGATGCAAGGCTTCTTTCGAAACTCTTGCAAAAATCTGGTAAGGTAATCGTTAAGAACGATATACCTCCATGTTTGACCCGCGACCTTATAGTTTCAAGGTCGCGTAAATCAGAGACATCAGCGATACACTTCATGGAAGCGTCTTTATAGACTAGTTCCATGACCCTTATATGGTCACTTACGTTGCTTTTCAAGCTAACCTCCTAAAGTAGAGGTAACACTTCAAGCCACGTATGTCTCCCATGCTGATGCCCTACGGGCAACAGCCAATCTGTCACCCGCACCTTAAGTACCGTTAGGTACCAACATGTTCTTCACGCATTTTTTCCATAGCCTCATGGAGGCTCGGAGCAGAAGCACTGGAAAATTTTACGTTTCCAATGCCAGGCTCTGACTGGACGTGGACAATAGTGGAATCAGAACTTGATCCCCTATTGAACGCGGCCTCAAGCACTAGCGGTACAAAGACCGATAGTGATTGCTGCAAAAGTGCCCACCAAGGCGAGTTTCGCCTCGATGGAGTAGCTGGATTTGCCATAAAGCTTATCCTCCTCTTGTGAAAAGTGTGGAATTCTCGGGTTATTACTCCGAGAACAGTGTGTACGGAGAGTCTTACGACTCTTTACCGTACAACTTACCCACGGTGGTGCTGTCTAACCAGGTTTTAAACCCGGTAATAAGATCGTTCACCTGAGTCGACGAGAACCCAGCTAAGGGTCTGTCGATAACCAGGTAGACGCTAAGTGTTTCGTAGTCGTTGACAGCTGTCAACGGGTCCGGAACAATAGCGCGCTGATCGACGCGAGCCATAGACCGCAAGCGGTCTTTGACTGGAGTATGGCTTATTGAAAGCGTATACTCCAAATCGTTTTTCTGATATTGGGACTTAGTCCCTTCAGAAGAAACGCGAGGCATCGATTTTGCGACGGTCGCGACTGTGATAGATTGTGGATCGGAAAACAAAGTGGTTGACCTCCAAGGTTTGCGGAAGTTAATCCCATTCCAGTCCAGATCCATTCCAAGGACCTAAACTTGGTTGAAGCAAATGGGACGATTGACCATCCGGAGAATATTACCATCGTGAGATGGCCAGAGCTCCGGCGATCGCAAGTTGACGTGGGGACAATTGATCCCACGTCAGGTTGAAACCGTAAGGACTACCTGCCTCCTGACGCTGTTTGGTTTCGATTACTCGAGTCCATTCAAGCGTCACATTCCCAGCCGTGGTTGGAAGAACCTGACGGATCCTCCTCCTCGTCACTTGGGTTTGTATCAGATACAGGTACTTGGCCGCGATGCTATCAACGAGTACGTCATTGGCATAGTTAACATAACTATTCAATGACGATACCCAATCGATAGCCCACGTCCATGGAGTTGCTTTGTAGATGTTCGACGGCGAAATCCTGGCTCCGTACAGTGTCAATCGACGCTGCATGGCCATCCAGGCCGAGTGATACTCGGTTAACGACTGGTCGAACTCTGGACGATAATACTTGAATCTTCCTACGGCGCTAATGTTGGTTTCAGTATCAACAAATAGCTCCCAAGTGGGATTCGAAGTACAGTATCCGGAAGCAACGGTGAAATTAGGTGATACTATACACCCAATTCCTCCGTCGGCCTTGACACTGGTCGTCTCTGTCGATAGGGTAACCTTCCGTCTAGTCCATTTATCGTTGCGGGCAGTAAAGTCTGACAACAACTTGGCCTGGTTAAGATACGTAGCGTGAAAACGCTGCATATCACCTATAAACGGAACCCACCCGAATTGGTGGTTGAGAAAATTATCAGCAATCTTTTTAGGTTGCATGAGCTTCGATGTACCAGACCCACCGAGCTTCCTCCACAAATTGTGGAAAAGCTCGGAGGACGTCTTTAACATACGAGGCGTGTCGCGGAATTCAGCGATGAAAACCGCAGCACTGGCTCTCTCAAGTTGAGGCTTGGCCTTAGCCCAAGCCTGGGTACCCCAGCCATCCATAGAAGGGAAGATTGGTGAGTTCATATCTAAGAGAAGGTTCAAGTCAGAAAGACTCGGCCCTCCAAAGCGTGTACTCACGGGGACTGAAAAGCCCCCAACGTATCGTTGCATTCGATCAGAACGCACGTACACTCCTCTTCCCGAGACCCCAAAAGGGTCCATATAGGTAAGTTTTAAGGTTTTGAACGGACCGCCAGATTGGTACGGTGGACCCGGGTGGATTTCATCCCCCGTGATCTGAACCGCAGCCCAAGGTGCGGATGAATAATTAAACGTCTGAACAGTTAATTCGTTCGGCGCGTAATTACCCGTTGGTACTCCATTGTTTGTGATCGCAGAGTTATAAAAACCCTGCTTCACAGACCCAGTTTTCTTCTGGGAGAGTACCCTCCTTCTAACTCGGCCATATGTGGTTGGCATAAAGCAAAACTCCTTACGGAACGAACGTTATAAGGTTTGCGAACCTTTGCTACTGCATAACGATTCGCGATTACAAGGGAACATCATCGCTGATGCCCCAGTCACCCCTAAAG